AATACTACTCCCCGGTGACGTCAGCCCGGATACATCACGCCTCACTCACGTGATGCATCTTTGGGCTTCTTCTTCATTTATTCCTTATTGGGCCAAAGCCCAATAACATTTCTTCTTCATATTGCTACGCAGAGTAATGTGAAAACAATAACATTGTTTCAATTGTGATGTATTATTCATTAATAAATTACAACTTAATCCTCATTGAATGACAAATATATATCTTTACATCACAATTACTATCTAAACCCTTGTCATTAACTATTTTAATGACAAATCTCTTCATATAATCATCCTTTGCCAAAATGTATTGAGACTCCAGATTGAGGTTGAATGTCTTCTCACCTTGATAATAACCATAATCATTATGATAGAGATAACCTCCAATAGGAATAAATCCTATTGGTCTTAATACACCATCTTCCTGCTCCATCATCAGTTGTATCTGACCTCTAACGTTTCTGTCATTACCATAGAAACTTCCTGTGAAACTAACAGCACAACTGACCAGCAATACCTTCCTCGCATCTTTGAATTTACCTCCAAGACCATCACAACAAAACAATTCCTGCTCGGAATGATTGTTAATAGTGGGAAAATCACATACATGTGAGCATGTCTTCAACGGACTCTCAAACCAGTCTGCCATGGCTCCTTGATGATAATGATGAACCAGATGTCATATATTTATACCAGAATATGGCGTACTGAGTACGCTTTGGAGTAAACTTAGCCACGAAGTTTACTCCCGACAGAGGAGAGAGAAAAGCAGATGCTTTTCTCTTTACAGCTGTAAAACAATACGCGTTTCTAAAAAAACGCGGGATTTCAAATTTAAATTCAATTGTGACAGTTGTCAACAATTGTAGGCGGGTGGGACCAAGGCGACGATCTTCCGTCACATTCGCTTCACGAATCACAGATCCTGATCGTCCAAACCCCTTACTTATTAAAGTCAAATGTATCCATGTATCCGTCCCGGGGGT